TTAAACCCAAATTGAGATAATGACCGAACTTAGCAACATTATTTGTTCTATCAAATCTAAGACCTGCGTATCTATAGTTTCCATCTGTGGCTCCAGCACCCGCAATAGAATAAGCGTCTCCAGCAGGAGTCCAAGCTTGAACCGTCCCGACTACTTGAAGTTTAGTGTTGGGACTACTTGTTCCTATACCAACGTCACCATCTGACGTTAATCGCACTGCCTCAGAACTGTTTGGGCTAAGTTTTATAGGTTGTGTGGATAGTGTTTTAATATCTAATGAATAGCTACCCATCACACTATTGTAACCAAGAGATGTGCTTTGAGATTCACTTAATGAATAAGCACTTATGATTTTTGTTGTTCCTACATTATCATTAGATATGACCGATAATTTTTCGCTTGGATCAGTTACTCCTATACCAACGTTGCCACCACCAAAGTGAGAATTGCCATTACTAGCTATAACAACTTTCTGTTGAGCTGAATTATCCCACAGGCTTAATTTATTGTTGACTGAAGTCTGAGCGAGCCTTACATCTCCAGCTGCGGAATTTAAATAAAGAATATTATAGCTACCACCTTTAGGATGAATAAACGCTCCAAAAGTATTAGTTGAAATATCTAACTGTGAGGATGTATCTCCTTTAAGGTTAAACACTCCACTACCAGAGATGTTTGCAACGCTAATATCTCGCGTTGATGTATTACCTTGAGCTAATACTTCGTCGAGAGTTTGATCGTCAGTCTCTGTCGAGAGAGGAGTATATCCTAAAGCGTCTACTATGGTAGCTGTTGTAATGTTAGGCTGGTCCAGACTCGCATATTGACTTGCAGTTAGGTGATAATATTCACCTTGTTGACCACCTTGTATCCCATCTAAAGAGTTGTGAGTTGGGTTATTAACATCTAAATTAATCCCGGTGGCTGTAGCGACTGTTAAGTCCACATTTGGAGTTTCGGTTACTGTAACATTTATGCTCATGGAAGAGGGGTGGCAGTTCCGTTAATAGTCGCTGCCCCATATAACAACCTATCAACACAACCATCTGATTTAATTAAAAATATATCGTAGGAGCTATAAGTCGCTTCCATAGCCTGAGTATCAGAACTATTTAAAGACATTTCAGCCCCACCATTTGGAGCATCTGTCTCTGTATAAGTGAATGTAGCCTGAACATGCTGGTCATAATCTCTATATACCACTCCAGTCAAATAAATAGTATTACTTTGTAGGTCATAAGGGTCTCCTGAATCATCCTTCAAAGTTAAAGGGATATTAAGGCAAGCTCCCTGCTCAATAACAATGTCATATTTTGTCCCAGCCATTATTTTAAATTACACTAATTTACTATTTCTTTAAGAATTTATCAGGATTCTTTTCGAACTTCTTCGCTAATGCAATCAGTCCATTTGTAATCTCTGGAGCAACTACTCCAACTATACCATAAGAAATTGCCTTAATGAAATCACTTATAGGCGCATCATGCAACACAAACCACAAAATGCCTGACAATATAGCAGCAGCCAAAACATTCCTAAAAAAGCATTTTAAGGAAACTTTCCCCTTAAAAGTGAGCATCCGTACAATCATACCCGCTGCCCCAATAACAGGGATAATCCAACCTCCGTCCAAAAACTCCCTTATTATAACTTTAAAATCCATGTAAGGTATATTACACAAAATTTGATTTAAGTGTAACTAAAATCAAATGGAGGAAAGAGATAAAAATCTTGAAGAAGCTATAGATTTCACTTTGAAATACTGTAATCCAGATGATAGCGATATAATCTCCGATCTTGACAGGCATGCGCGAGAGACCGCTTGGGCGCTACTAGAAAAAATTAATAATTTAGAGAGTCAAGAATGTGTTTGTGAGGAGTGTGCATCTAAGATCATAGAAGAGGAAGTTGAATCTGTCCCTGAAGAGCAGGAAGAAACCAAAGAGGTTGAAGATGAATCTAACGTACAAAAACTGCTAGAGATAAATAAAAATAATAAACAACTGACAAAAAAATCAAAAAACGTTACAGTAGGGGTTGGAGTTATAGCTGCTACAACTCAAAAAATGGCAGCGATGGGAACTGCTGGAATAATGACAATTGCAAGCGGAACCTACTTCCAAGCCAAAACAGCAAAAACGGAAGGCATAGAGATAGCTGTTGTTACAGAACAAGAATATGGAGCGTTCTCCAAACTTAATAGGTTTACCGAGTCAGTCTTAGGCATTTCAACCTTCGAAGGTATTAGAGAGTATGCTAAAAAAGGATATGGTGACATTAAAGGCTCTAACCCATCTTCTGAGAAGAGCGAAGAAAAGGAGGAACTCTCTGAAGAGGAGAAAATAAAGAGAGATAAGGAATTACTTAAAGCAAGGGAGGATCTTAAAATTAATTCAGATGAACCTCCTACTAATCCCCCAAAACTATCTGATTATTAATCATGGAAGAAATATTCGACAAAATTTTAGCACCCTATATGTCCTCGATGCCTGAATTTGTAATCGCGGTAATGGGCCTAGTTGGAACACTTGCGTTTTTAGCGCCAGAAGATAGTAGGTTAAGTAGATTACTTAGCAAATTTAGTGGGTTGCTATCAAAATTTAAAAACTATTTACTTAAAAAACTTAAAAAATGAAAAAATTAATACCCCTGCTATTGCCAATATTTGTTATATCTTGTTTTTGTAAAGCAGCTATCGTTACCTTTACAGGTGGGACGGCAAATTTAGAATCAGGTGGCACTATAATCACAACTACGACTTCTAAAAATTATGGAGTCATTAGCTATCAAGAGCAGTCTGTTATTCTTGAATATGTTTCGCCTACCGAAGATTGGAGTTTTCAAACTGTAGGTGATTATTATGATGTGGGGAATGACGTTATTCACGGTCATTGGAATGCAATCTCTACTATAGAAATTTCTCTTCAAAATAACACTCCTTTTGATTTACAGTATTTTCAAATAACTTCAAATACTTCTGTTGGTGGGCAACCAGCTACAAATGAAGAGAATATTGGAATTCAAGGTTACTTAAATGGCTCTCCCGCTACAGAGACATATGGTTTACCTAGCGTAGATTGGGGCGCAGGAAGCACTAGAGATGTTTTCCTACCCAGCTCTTTTAATAATGTCGATAAAGTTGTTATCTTTGATAGAGGTATATCAGGCGCTCATACTGGAAATTCAGATTGTCCTGATTGTGGTAATTCAGGTTTTTGTTTTGGAATGGACAATTTTGTGTTTGATGAAGCTGTCCCTAATTCTCTTGTTCAAGGTAATGGGACTACATTACCAGTAGTCCCAGAAGCTAATTCTTTACTATTTTTAACTGTAGCTTTACTACCTCTATTCAGAAGGAAGCGCTAATTATTGATTGTAAACTTCGCGCTCTAACTTCCTATAACGAGCGTCTGAATGCCAAACTTCGTCAGTCTGGGGAGTGTAAACTCCTTCCTCAGTCTGAATCGGCTGACCCGCCTTCAGATTCAAGGAAGACGGCTGATATATGTTTAAACTGCTTGTTTTCGGTGAGGAGCTGCCCCCGCAAGAAGTCAGCGCGATCACTGGACTCATTGTCGCCAATATCCCGTAGCTTTTCAATTTCTTCGATAAGTTCATGTTTTCTTTTGTTATGTTTCTCTGTAATTTCAGAGAATGCGAGTTTATTTCTCAACTTGAGGTATAACTCCACGCTTTTCAATACAGATTTAATTAGAGATACCATTACTTTATTATATACACTCTAAGACTTGTTTCCAATCCATTTCTCCAATCACAGATATCAGCTTTGTAATGTCTGCTTGGGTAAATTTTTGATACTTGCCCTTAAGTTTTGTGGGCATCGCTATCTGCTTGACTTTCGCACCAGAATTTTCTGCCATTTTGTCAGCAATATCTTTAAAAGAAACAGAGTTACCAGTCCCAACATTAAAAACCCCACTATTATCGTGATGAAGCATCCTATAATGAACCTCACAAACATCTTCCACATGCACGAAGTCTCTACTAGCTTTTCCCCTAAATACTTTGATCTCGCCATTTTCTTGAATTTGTTTGATGAATTTGGTTATTGGACTCGCTTGATCCCCTTTATGCTCTTCATGTGGGCCATAGACATTAAAGTAGCGAAATCCTTGGTAGGGATGGTCTTCGTTTAAAAGCCAGTTGTCAAACATATATTTGCTATAAGCATAAGGATTTAGTGGGACGCAGAACTGATCCTCTTCAAAAGTCTCTGCTGCACCATAAACAGAAGCACTACTAGAATATTGGAATTTAATATCCATATTAGCACACAATTGATAAAGTGTGCCAGAGAATATAAAATTCTCATTTAATATCTTTTTTAAATCAGTCTCCGTGGTGCTTGAATTAGCTCCAAGATGGATAACCGCATCAATACCATTCAAAGGAGGTAAGTTAGCCCCAAACTTAATGTCGTAAGGAACGACCTCTAATCCTCTTTTCTCAAGATAAGGACAGAGATTTTTGCCAATAAAACCTTCGCTACCAGTAACTAATACCCTTTTCACAAAGGTATTATATTAGAGTTCGCCTTCGTCCTCTACAATTTCTTTTACTGATTCTAAGAATGGATAGCCATTCAATAAATCTTGATGCTCTGCGAAAGACTCGTCATCCCAACACCACTGAGAAAACTGTTCGTCCTCATCCCAAGCGATGACCTCTTCTGAAGCCATTGAACTAACAGGTTTTTTAGACCAAAATTTACAACTCCAGTAACGAGGAGTAGTTTTATCTTTAGCTGTATCGCACTTGTGTCGAGCACGGAAATTACGGCGACGATCTGGGTCATCACGCTTAATCTCCATGTTAGGGTCACCAAATTTAACCATGATGACGTTGCCAGTTTTGGGGTTCTTTACATAAACGCCAAACTTCTTTTTGCCACCTTTTAAGCGGAAAGGCTTATTTAAAGTTTTTTTTTCTGCTTCTGTATACTCAAGATCTTCAATGTCTTGATCGGATTGCCCTGAAGCATCAACCTTTTGAAGGTCAAGACGAGCGCAAGCAAAATCAAGCTCGTCAAAATCAACAAAGGCGTTGCTTGGGTCTTCCAAATAATAATCCTCAGATCCTTTGGCAACATCTTGATCTGCTGCGCGGTAAGACTTCTTGACTTTACCTCCACGCACCATCTTTAGGAACATATTAACCCTAGCCATCGCCCACTGACCTCTAGTCTTACCGGGCCTATGGCTAGAGCTGAATGCACCCGCACCTCGACGGTATATTTTTTTAAGTTGTGTAAGAGAAACTTTTTTAGAATACTTCTCGTTATGCTCCTTAACTTTATTCTTAAGGGACGTTATAATCTTCTCTGAAAAAGTAATTTTTTTTCCATCTTTACCCGCACTACCCTTTTTGTTCTTGCTAGAACCTTTTTTACGCTCACTAGGCTTTGCTGGAGTTTGTGCTCCACCTTTAGGCCCAGATCGCTTGGCAGCTTGAGACTCAAGAAATTCCTTAGCTTCTTTAGAGAAATCGTATTCCATCAAAGGATGTTACACTTATTTTTTAAAAACTTCGTTATAACTTTGAAGTTTTTCTTCATCAGTCATCTTACTAAGCTTTTGGTCAACTTCTTGGTTTACCAAGGTAGAAACAATTTCAATCAGCTCGGCAAAAGTTAAATTACTTGTAATATGATTTACGAAGGCTTCACGAAGCTCTTGTTCTTGCTCTGGAGACATTATTTCTGTAGCGCTTTACTTTTATAAATCCGTAGATCAGGTTGATTATCCTTCTCTTTGAATTTATTCTTGAAAATAACGATTTCCGTCTTTTCATCTTTTACCGATAGGCTTCCAGAATAAAAAGGTTTATCGTCACCTTTACGCCACAAAGCCCCGATTTCACGTTCTGACCAGTCATCATTAGTCTGGGTAGAATCTTGAGGTCTACTCAGATAGATCCGAAGATCAGGTTGGGCATCTTTCTCCTTAAACTTATTCTGAAAAATTACAATTTCAGTCGTAGAACCAGAAACGGTAAAGTTACCAGAATAAAATGGCTTTTCGCCACCTTTACGCCAAAGAGCACCAACTTCTCGGTCGCTCCATTCACTATTTTTTTTATTTTCTTCCATGAGCCTTTAAGTAATCTTTGATTAAATGTTTTTTGTCGTGAGGGAGTTCAGTATACCGCTTTTTAACACGCTTGTAAACTCTTTTCATGACGGGGTTTGCTTGAAAGGAAATCAAGCTTCTCAAATATCTTGAAGTAGACCCACTCATTACCGACTAAATGAAACCTTGTCAAGGCTGGTTTTAGCGAAACGACGAATTAAGCCATTATTTCGGTCAAACACCTGAATATAGTTACCAGTTTCTCCACGGAACTGAGCATTCAAAGTTTCTCCTTGAGTGGTTTGAAGGCCGAAGAAGCGACCACGGGTTCCACGAATAAGACTTAAGGCAGTTTTCTGCTTTCGATTTAATTTCATAACACGTTATTCTAAGTGGAATTAGGGCTTTGTCAACTAAAAAGTCAAACAATTCGTCGTGGTCAATCGGCTTCGACGCAAAAAATAGGTTCAGCATCTGCTTCAACATCAAAAGGGGCATCCACAGATTCGCAATGAAAAACTTTTGTATATCCGTCCCCCTCCATATTGCCCCCACAGTTAGGGCAACAGAAAAACATTTGTTCTCCGTTCATACTTTAATTTTATTCAGATTTATTTCTGAGCAGTTTTCCGTAATTTTTTCGCAAATAAACTTGTTAATATGAGTTTCAAATCGTTCTTCAAAATCAACTAGATTTTTACAGGAGTGAGCAAACTTCTTCAAAAAGCTCAAGGTGAACACAACCTCTATTTTGTTTAATTGCAGATCATCATTGATTTTTTGCAGTTTATTGTAAAGTATTCTAAAAATATCCTTCTTTTTAACCTTCTCCAATAATACATTGCAGTCAACCAAAGATAATAATTCTTTAAAAATAGACGAGGTTGGAGACTCTTTATCGCAATTGAATCCCATTGATGAAGTATTCTCTACTCCGCTAGTCACAAAAATTTTGACGTTAGAAAAATCAGCTATGTCTCCATTGGACATTTGTAACTTCCCGTCCTTTAGTATTTGAGCGAATAGACTCTTAACAGACAGGTGTAGCTTATGAAAATCGTCAATAATAATGACGCTATTAGGATAGATGTTAATCTTCTCACATAAAGAAGTGTTATTCATGACCTCTGGCAAGATTTTAAACTTAGCAAACTCATCTGAGAAATGAACTCCACTGTAATTCAAGACATTCACTCCGCTTTTTTCCAGAGAGTCCTTTAAAGTGGAGCAGAAAAAACTTTTGCCTGTAGACTCTTCACCAGTAATGCAATAAATGCTCGGAACTGAACTTTTTTTATGTATCCCGTAGCTTGAAAGTGATATTGATTCGATGAGAGAATCAATAATTTTATTATTCCCCACAAACTTTCCTTTTAAGCTGTGAGATAGGTCTGATAGAATATTTGGCTTCCGTAAGGGGTTTTCCTTCTTAGAGAAAAACTCCTTCAAGTGTTTTACTGTAACATCTGGTAATGATTCTTCTTTTTCGCTTGCCCAAGAAGATAATTGATCAGTAACGAAAGAAAGAACAGAGTCTGCGTCATTAAGGTCGATATCTTTTTCTTTTATATTTTCTTTAATTCCTTTAAGAGAGGAGTCTTGACCCCAATGAGAAACTTTTGCTTGTGCTCCACAATGATCAATCACATCAATCGCTTTGTCTGGATAAAACTTATTTGGTAAGTATTTCTCACAAAAATTAATAACATTGTTTATGAAGTTTTCTGTATAACGAACGCAATGAAATTCTTCGTAATATGAGGCAATAACAGGCAATATCTCCTGCATCTGGAACTTGGAAGGTTCCTTAATGATAACTCTTTCAAAGCGACGATCTAAGGCAGTGTCTTTTTTAATGGTATTTGTATACTCATTAATTGTGGTTGCCCCAATACAGCTTATAGTACCTCTTGCTAATTCTGGCTTTAGTATATTCGAAGCTTCCAAAGAGTTTTCTGTTGTCCCTCCTGCTCCCACCAAAGTGTGTATTTCGTCTATAAAGAGAATGATATTCTCGTACTTTTTAACCTCATCTACAAATTTCTCTAACCTCTCTTCGAACTGTCCCCTATATTGAGTCCCAGCAACCATGCTAGACAAACTCAAAGAGTAAATAACCTTGTTTGCAATAAGCTCTGGGGCTTCTCCATTAACAATCTTAGAAGCTAAACCCTCAATCAAAGAGGTTTTGCCTGTCCCTGCTGGCCCTACTAAAATTGCATTGGGCTTTTTCTTTCTACAGAGGATCGTGGCTATCTCTGATATTTTATCATCAAAGTCTACAACCTTGTCAAACTCGTCACGAGAAGCTTTTAAGTTTAAGTTTTCCGCGAATTCATCTAGGATCTTATTTTCGTCAAACATACCAATCCAGTTTCCCATAGGTAGATGGGGATCATCGCTTTCGAAATCAAATTCTATTTTTGGCTCTTCCTCATCTTTCAAGAAAAGAGAAATATCAGAAATTAGATCATTACGATCATCTACGTTAAAAACTTCTGCTAAAGCCCTTGGAGTGTAATCATCGCTCAACATACATAAAAGCATTGACTCCGTGCTTATGTAATCTAACCCAAAAAGCTCTTTCTGGATAAACTCGCAATGATCGATAAGCTGAGATAGTTTGCTTGAATACTGTCTAGAAACCTCTTTATTTGGCTTTTTGTTTTTAATAACATTTTTCGCAGCTATATTAAGCGCTTTAATGCTATCGTATCTTCCTAAAATAGTTTCACATGACAAGCTTATGTCATCCATAAAGCAGGAAAAGAAAATGTCTAAATCAACTTTGTTCCTCTGAAGGTGTTCAGTTAAGTCTTGGGAACTTTTTAATATAGAGGTGAGTTGAGGAGTGAAGGGTAAGTCATTCATTTCTTCTTGAGATCCATTAGTTTCATCATGATTTTAGTATCTACAACCCTTGCTGAGTCCACAAAATTACTACCACGACCTTTGCTTGCATTCAAGATCAAAATGCAATCTTTTGAAACTTTATATTGATCAAGGAAGTCGGAAAGAGTCTCAGACCTTGAATTATCCATCATTAGAAAGCTAGCTGAAGCAGTATTGTCTGAACCCTCAATAAGCATATACTTATTCCCGTTTTGAGATATTCTTGTAAAGAAATCTTTAACTTGACAAACGGTTTTGAACTTAGAGTTCTCTGGAATCTCATTCAATTCTTTTAGGCAGCTCATTGAGCCAAACTCGTCTTCAAAGCAGTCCTTCAAATCAAAAGAATAACTGTAGCCTAATAAACTATTTTCATACCACCAGTTGGAGAACTTACGGTATGGTTTATTCTTGTCAAAAATTTCTTTATAATTCTTAAACTTCTTTTTAAACGTCTCAAACCTAGACTCCTTCATTATTGGGCGACCGTCATCGGCAATGGCCTTGGCTTCAATGACTTTAGATATTGCATGTAAAATATCGTCACCAAACCTGTCTTTAAAAAGAATAAAATTCCTCTTCTCTCTATCGGTCAAGATATTGAATGCTTGAGCCTCTAGAACCAAACGACTCCTTTTGTCTGTAGCCTCTCCCATAGCTCCAGCTTGGATTAGGGCCACTAAGACAGAAATGTTAATGCCACAACTTTTCGCAGCGGAGAAAACATCATACTTGCTAGAAAACCCATCGGAACCTTTGAAATATATAAGGCTCTCAATCGACTTCGCTGAAATGCCTTTAATGCTGTTTAGACCATATCTGATATTGTCCCCTTCAATAGAAAAATTCATTTCTGATTTAAACAAGTTAGGGGGAAGTAGTTTGATGCCGAAATGATCTAATTCTTGGTGGACAGAAGCGACAACGGCCAAGGGATCTGGATCAAACTCAGAAGACTCAAGGACAGACAAAAAGAACTCCCTAGGATACTTATACTTTAGATAAACCGTCTTAGCTGCTAACTCAGCATAAGCAAAACTGTGAGACTTGTTGAAAGAATAATCTGCTGAAGCCTGAAGAGCGCTCCAATAAAAGTCACTAATCTGGGCATCTAATCCCAAATCTTCTGCTGCTTGATAAATCCTATCTTTCCACTTAGGCATCTCATCAGTCTTCTTTTTACCGACAATGCGACGAAGAGTTTCTGCCTCTTCTAAAGTCAAACCAAAAACCTTGTTAGCAATCTGCATCAACTGCTCTTGATACAAGATAACGTTTTTAGACCACGACAGAATTTCATCTAGCTCTTGATGAAGGTCGCTTGATTGAGGAGCTTGCTTTTGTCGAATATATTCATCAACAAATTGCAAAGCCCCCGGTCTAGCAAGGGCTACAACATCAGAAAGTTCATTTAAATTATCTGGTTTAACATCTTGGCAAACCCTAAAGTTTGTATTAGCAGAAATCTGAAATAAGCCTTCTGGATGGTTATAATCCTGAAGCTTCTCGTATATGAACCCATCATTGGGGTCAACATCATCTATATTGATTCCAATTTTATCACAAGTCCTGTGAGCAATGGTTAGAGTTCTAAGACCAAGGATATCGAACTTGACCATAAGGTCAGCGACATCGTGCATATTGTAACCTGTTATAAGGTCTCCATCTTTAGTTTTTTGTAGAGGGACAACATCTCCTATTGATTGGGAGCAAATGGCAATGCCAGATGGATGGACTCCCGTGTTTTTTATTAAATTTTCTATCTTCTTCGCGTTGATAAAAGTCCTGTTGTGTTTCTTCGCCCAATGATCAAACTTCTCATTCTCTTCTCTCGCGTTCTCCAAAGAAGACACTTTGCCATGAAGCTTTGGAATCATATCGCTAACCGCATTGGCTTGATCCTCCTTAGCTTCATCAAAATACTTGGTTGCCTCCCTAATGCAAAGTTTAGAGCTAAAAGTGTTGAAGGTTAGAATCTTTGCCGTCCTGCCCTCATGTTTTTCTTCAATATATTGAATAACTTTTTGCCTTTGCTCATAACTAATGTCTGAATCAACATCAGGGAGAAGGCTACCAACAAGGAACTCTTTGTCCCTCTTATCGTAAACTTTTTTAGCACGACTCTTAGAAACAAAACGCTCAAAGAATAAGTTGTGAGGGATGGGATCAATATTGGTTACCCCAAGTAAATACAAAACTAAAGAACCAGCAGCGGAGCCGCGACCCGCTCCAGTAGGAATATTGTTTTCGTGACAGAAGTTTAGAACATCCCAGTTCAACAAAATATAATCTGTGAATCCAAGCTCTTCAAAAGTTTCTAGCTCTTGTTTGGCGCGATCAAAATATTCTTTTTTGTTCTCATATTTAGTAATCCCCTTATCCCGTAAGCCTTTACGGGTAAGCTCATACATAATCTCTTTGGTTGAGCTTTCTTTATCAAGACCAATGCTGCTCAAAACAGCTTCGCTAACCGAAGTTTTTGGCAGCTCCACACCAAGTGGCTCACAATCATCGTAAACAGAAAAGTCTTCAAACATCACAAATTCATTTCTTTTTTAAGTGCAGAAAAAACCTTAAAGCACATCTTATTATCATACAAAGCATCATGCAATTTCTCTTCTTCAAATTCTATGCCAAAGAATTTAAGCAACTGGTTTTGAGAGACTCTTGCCTTGAGGGATCGGTCATGGATTATTTTATACTGCCAACTCAATAAATCTTTCTTTGGCTTATCCAAATCCTCTCTATAAGCCTTACCAAAAGCTCTAGTGTCATAAATTCTATTAAGATAAGAATAATCAGGAGTTTCTCCCAATAACCTTTGCATCCCAGCTACCATGTAGACATCGAATCCTAGAAGGTTCTGGCCAACAATTTTATATTCTGGATTAAATAAATCAGCTTTAAAGTCAGCCCAGACTTTCTTCAAAGGCTCTTTTCTTTCGTTATACTTATCCCAAGTAAAACCAGTAAGACGCTCTACTAATTTATTTATTTGTAGATCCTTGTGACTAATATACCTATCATTCTCCTTAATGACCTTGTTACCTTGACAGATCAACCATGAAACCTGCCAAGTGCGAGAAGAATGTAGGTTAAGACCTTCAGTTTCCGTATCGAAAACTAAGTATTTTTGATTATGTGGTAGCATCTTTATAGGACTCCCAGCAGAACTCGTCTGAGCAGAAGTGATTTATGTTTGGGTTTTGGAAAGTTGGAGATTTGCCTCCAGATCTATTACAAGTCGCTTTATACATTTGTAAAGCTGCAAATTCATCTTTATTGTGGTGGAGAATTGTCTTTACTGCTTGCGTCTTCACTCCAAGATCATCAATAACAGATTTAATTTGAAAATCAAAGGGGTGGTTATTATCTTCAATGAAGTAAACTGGGTCTAAGTGTTCAATATCTATATGGGATAGCCCAAAATTAAATAAATTATTAAAAACGTATGAGTCATAAAAAGGGACGCATACTTTAAGATTATTAAAATCTTCTTTTTTGTATTCGGATAGAATTAAAGATTTGCAGTCATTCAAGGACGCGCTTGAATACATCTTCTTTAAATCGTTTATGCCCTGATTATTTTTTGCAAAGAGAACTAATTTGCTAGACTTTTCGTTTTCATCAACTCCGTTATTGACAACGGGAATCCTAAGACCAAATACTAAATCAATATTTTCCTCTTGAAAAAGATTGTTGAATATTCTAAAGCCATAAAAGCTATCTTCAACTAAGACAACGCGATCCAAAGAGTTAAGCTTCGCAATGTCCAATATTTTCTCTGCGGTCAGAATAGATTTACCTATACTAAACTGGCTCTTAAAGAGAGGTATCATGCAGGAATCCTAAAGGAGGTCGCTTGGGCTGTCAAACGAAAAAGATGGGCAACCTGAATATTTTTTCTTCTCAATATGTGTTCCTACTCCTTCGTCAAGCATAACTTGTAAATCTTCTTTATTGTAAGATGACTTGATGAACTTGTCCTTTTCTCCAAGCAAATGGTAGTAATCGAACGGGAACTTGAATGGGCAGTGCCACATCAAATCTCCATTCTTTTTTAATTGGCCTACATGAGTAGCTCTACCGCAAACAATTTTACCAGCAAAACCATCTTCCTTTGCTGGATAACCTTTATCCCAAGCAAGGCCACTGACCGCAGTCTTTTCACTGAAATTGTTTATAACCTGCTGTACATCCGTCAAAAAATATTCAAAACCTTCTAGGTCTAATTCATCTAACGGCTCCATCGCCATAAGCCCCTCCCCATTCAAATCAAACTTTAAGAATAAGAACTCCATACGCCTCTTGAGGTATTCTGGATACAAGTATTTAACCGCAAGACAATACATGTAATCCTGCATGTTATCCGTATATTCCTTACCTTCAAAAACGTTTTTTGAGGTTTTAAAGTCTCTGATTATAGCTGTTTTTTTTCTTTTAAAAAGAAATAGCTTGTCGATAAACCCTAGTATTCGATAATTCTTATCTCCTTCGTTTACAGATATGTCAAAATCTTTCTCAGAAATAGCTTCTGTCGGTTTTCCGTCTGTGTCTCCAAAAAAATCAAAATTAAGACCCTCAACTGTCATCTTGTTGATTAGATCCATATTTTCAAAATCGTCTATCTCATACTTTTTGGCGTAAGCTTCCACCATCCTTTTGATCGGAAGACTAGCGTTTATATCTTGAGCTTTAATAATAGCTCTATAATGCTTTCGATGACGAGGATTACCTAAGTTCTCGAAAACAGCATGGCAGATTGTCCCACGCAAAGATCCATGATTAGATTTATCTGGTAGACGCAAATGATACTTAGCCCAATATTGCCAAGTACAAGTTTGCATTGTTTTAATCCGCGAGGCTGAGAGAGGCTTGTTTTCAGATTTCTCCATAATGGAAGTCGTATTTTTTTTCGAACTTCCGTAAATTAGAAGTAAATGTTTTATTGACCCCACGTTTATTCATCTCTTTAGCGAAATCAATAACGTTAGCCATTGTTTCATTATGCTTAATTGACGCACAATATTCAACATATTTATTTATTTGGCCTTTATCCATGTCTCCGAAATCATTTTCTGGAGGTGGAGAAAAAAATATTTTATCAAAATCAATTTGATCGCAGAGCTTGAATATGGACTTAATTGAACCTTCAAATCCCCTATTGGAACCTGAATTAAAATCATTATTAAAAGCAATAAAAATTTTATCTAAGGGCAAGCCATGCAGCTTAGATATGAACTTAGGTGAAATGTTAAGACCGAAGGAGACAAGGACATTTTTGATTCCAGAATCGAATAATGAGATGCAATCTCCAATAGACTCTACAATATACACACTACGACTTTCTTCAATAGCAGTCCTAACGTCATCAATCGTATAATATGGATAGAACCAATCAGAACACCTCCCATTGTGCAACCATTTGGGTCTAGGGTCATCCGTTACCTTTCGGCCTGAAAAGCCATGTATCCTCCCGTCAGGGCGGCAAATGGGGAATATGACTCGCTGATACATTTTTCCAGACATCGCTAAACCGCACTTAAACTTCTTCAAAGTGTCTTCTGATATCCCCCTATTCAAATAAAAGTCATAATGAGGTAGCAAGCGATTCAAGCAAGAGTCTGGATATGTTTTTTCTTCATTCAAAAGGTTTTTTTGAGCAGAACGTTCATATATGTTTACACTATTACTCTTTAAGTAAGAGCTTAAAACACTTTTGTCATTAGTATTTAAAGTTTTCTGGAGTAAGGCTTCAAAGGGAAGAAACATAGAGTCTTCCACATAATCTTTCCAGACCCCTGTATCTTTGTAAATCTGTAGTGCTGTAGAATTATCACCAGACCTGTATACGGCACTGGTTCTCCAATAAGAGCCATGATCTTTTAGGCGATAACCAAGGTCTTCTAAAACAGATTTATAATCGGTCATTGTGAAAGAGTAATTGGGATGTCATCACTTTCGCTGCTAGACTCCAAATTAACATCAACATTATTAACAGAATTAACAATATCCTGAAGGTCTCCTCGCTCTTCGATTCTGAAGTTTTGAATATTCAAGTTTATGAAGTTCTTCCTGTTAGAGCCATCTGGCATTTCTATAGGATTAATATCACGAAGAGGGTTTTTACCTAGGTGGCGAGCTTTAAGATTCACTAACTTATGGGTTCCAAATCTATCTCCATCTTCATGGATTTCATCTGCCACCTTCCTCCTCAACAAAAACAAATGAGAACAGAATTGAGTAATCCCATCAGAAAGAGAAACCACGCTTTCATCATCGACTATCGAATCTGGTCCCCTGTTACCTGTAATCCCAAGCCTGTTTGCTTGAACAGAAGTCATCATTGAAACGCAAGGCTTGCCATCAAAACACAAATCCCTATGAATTGTTTGTTTAAACAAATGAACCATTGAGGCAACTTGTTGCCAACCATCGTTTTTCCCAAGGTTATTGAAGTCCGTCTTGATGTAATCAAAGCTGAAAATCATTCTATTTCCTCTGCCAACTTTAGAATAGTAATACCTTTTCAGATAAGAGCACATTTCTTCAGCAGACATGCCAGCAACATTCACATAATAAAACTGCATATTGCCAGACTTTATCTTCTTCCAAGTGTTACGCACCCTAGCCACGACCTCTTCGACAGACAAATTTTTGTAACTAGAAGTCCTCCACTTTCCACTTTGCAAGAGATAAACGGGTATACCGCTCATTGCAGAACATTGACGGAAAGTAAGCTCTTCTTCACTCATCTCACCATTATCAAAGTGTAAGACGGGAATATTATATTTGGCTCCAGTTCTTGTAGTATAATCCATGCAGAACTGAGTCTTTCCTACGCCAGAACGAGCGACAATAACAGAGATGTTGCCCTCTAGAAGTAGAGATCCGTAGATCTCGTTTATTCTTTCATGTGGCCCCATTAACCCAGACTCTTCAACAGGATTATTTCCTCTATCCTCAACCAAGTCTTCCATCATGTCAAAAAGATTTATTGGCCCCTCATCAGTAAACTCAAACTCTTTGATATTTTTGTTATAAATCTCGTCAGCTTTGTCTATAATTTCTGAATATTTTACATCAGGATCGACTTTTTTGACGTAAGAAGCCACATCCCTTGCGGAGAGGTAAATCTCTCTACGAGCAGAAAACTTTTTCAACTCCTTTACTGAAGAAATGAAGATATCTTCTGTTATCTTATGGTAAACAAGAGAGCGGATATATTCTGGTAGGTCGATGCTATCTGGAAAGCTTACCTTTAGTTGCTCCAATCTTGGAATGAGAATAGTATCATCAATTGACTCTGCATTATTTAATGCATTTCGAATCAATTTAAAAATAGAAAGATGAACTTGAGAATCATCACTGAAGAAATCTTTCTCATTGAGAAATACTGAAACTTCAGCCCACTTGTGAGGGTGCTGGAGAAGACCTTTTAATACAGTCTTCTCTAGATCCATGCTTGATATCATCGGCTACCCCCCTCTTCCAAAGAAATTTCTACTAGCTTACTCAAAGCCATGTCAACGCAAGTGTTGTCTGTCTTAGTTGCAAAAGTGGGTTGGCCCATATCATTAATATAATATAAGAAAAATCCTTTGTTCCCACCACCTACAGAACCCGTGCAATCAAAAAGCTTTGTTAAAATGCTATGAGGTAAAGTGGTGTCTGTTTTGTCAAAATTATTCATACAATATCTAGTCTTTTTAGAAGCTCCTCGTCAATGGTATCCCTTTCCAATATTCTTACAAGCTTAATTTGGTTGATTTCACAAAAATACTCCTTTTTCTCATCTCTCTGCAATTGAGAAAGGAAATTTTGCCTAGAGTTTGAGTGGAAGAACTTGTTGTATTTGTAATGTTGATTGCCATCTACCTCTACTGCAAGTTTTTTATTTGCGTTGTAAAAGTCTAATGTCATTCGTGTCCCAAGAACGGGAAGCTCCTCGAAAACAATATCAGAAACCCAATTTGGGTATAAGAGATCTTTAACTTTTTTTTGGAGCTTACTCCGACACTTTTTGTCCCAATCAATTAAATACTTTGTAGAATTCTTTAGCTTTTGTTCTCGACCAGTTGTCGTTAAAAAGATCATGCAAAAACGTTTTCAGCAATAAATAAGTGCATTGCCTTTGTAACCTCTTCATTATTCTCTAAAAGATCATACAAAGCTTTCATACCTTGATACTTCTCCTGAAGTTCAATGCCTCTATCGTCAAGATATTTGATTAACTCCTCATCAAACTTAAACCAAGAAGCTGACTTTTCAATGAAGTTCCACATTAGAAGAAGTTCGATAATCTCACGCTCAATCCAAATAGATTTTCCGTCAGATCGACCATGCTTAATTGGATAGCGAATACGCATACCCGTGCTTTCATTAGTGGACTTTTGGATATGAACCTTGGCGTAATGTCCAATGATTGGATTCTCTGGGCTTGGCCTTGCTTTTTGGTCTTGCAAGATTAAATCAGACTGATTTCTCCTTTCAAAGTTAATAATCCAGTCTGGATAGTGAAGTGCTGCATTGCCACCGCTAGAATTGGTTTGGTTATTTGGGTCACTAGCTGCATACTGACTCGTTTTAATAGTTGACCGAACCTGAGAGATCATAATACACATATGACCAAATTTACCCATCCCAAGACTAACTCGCTTTAAGAAGTCTGAAGTGAGAGATGCACCCGCTGCAACTTTCGCTGCATCACTAGTGGTCTTCTCTAGATCAGATTTAGGAAGCAAGCCATCCATGCTGTCGATGACAATGCAAAATCTTTCTTTATCTGGATTATTCCTTAGCAACTCTCTAAGGCCATCAAAAACTGTATCATAAATGTGGCACTCCCAAACAAGGCAAGTCCCTAACTCCCAATCTTCTGGGTCAGTAACAAACTTTAATCCAGATCGCTTTTGAATATCTTCTGATAAGCGACCTTCTGCTTTAATATAAAGCCCTTTGGTTTTCTCTACTGTCTCCAGCATGTTCTTCATAACATGTAGAGCTTCGTTTGTTTTGCCCCCTTCGTTGCAACCAATAAAACGCTGTAAACCAGCGCCAAGACCACCACCAATAAACTGGTCTAAAATTAAAGAGCCAGTTGAAACTATATAAGGCTTCGCAGTCTCTTCGTAATTGTAATGGAAATCTTTATTACTCTTAAAAAACTTCGACATAAATTGCGAAGTGCCAATTTTTTCTTTTGCGTTTTTCTTACTCATCTAAAAAATCTCTCAGGGTTTTTCTTTTTTCGATCAATATATCTTCTCCTACTTTTAACTTATGGTCAACCATTTTTTCGGAGTTTTTAGGCTTATAGTGAAATTCCCTGTGTTTCTTATCTAGATAAGACAAGCCATCTTGAGTTAAGAAGTACTTAATTGAATTGTCCAACTTAAATGGAGGCTTGACCTTCAACAAAAAGTCAGCGTCATTCTCAAAGCGTTTGAAGACCTTCGTGGCTGTGATCATATCCAGCTTATAATTTATTGAAGGCTGATTATTCAGCATCTTCTTTATAAACTGCTGCCTCTCTTTGAAATAAGTAGGCTTTTTGGGTGTTTTTTTTTGATTTTTAAATAAAAACCCACACTCGCACTCTAACGAACGACTAGAACACAAAGCAGAACACTTTGGACATTCCTTTTTACCCCTTGGCATAAGGTTATCCTAATATGCACTCATATCGTTTGCAACCATTTTTCTTACCAAGCCTAAAAAATCTGTTTTTGGAGACCAGCCAAGCTCTCTTCTGGCTAAGTCAGAATCTCCTAAAAGCAAGTCTACTTCAGCGGGGCGATAAAAAGCTGGGCTAATCTGGACTAAGATCTTGTCTTCATGGTAATACTTCTCGTTAACACTATAGCCATCCCATCGACATTGATCTTTAGCAAATCCTGCAAAATTGAAAGCCTCCTCAACAAATTCTCTAATCGAGTGTGTTTCGTCTGAAGACAAGACATATTCTTTTGGATGCTCTTGGTTGAGCATCAACCAAACACCTTCAACAAAATCTTCAGCATCGCTCCAATCTCGCTTGGCATCTACATTACCTAACTCAAGAGGCATAAAATCTCCACTAGGGTATTCTTTTTGAATACGAGATACATTTTTGGTAATCTTACGAGTTACAAACTCTTCTCCGCGACGAGTTCCTTCATGGTTGAATAACCATCCTTGAATAGCAAACAAATGATAGGAATCTCTCCATACTTTTACCATGTGCCTCGCACTAGCCTTAGAAACACCATAAGGGCTTCTTGGTCGCAACGGATGAAGTTCTGACTGTGGAGAATGTAAAACGTCTCCAAACTCCTCTGAGGAGCCAGCGTTGTAATAACGGCATTTAGGACAATGTTTGCGAATTGCCTCAAGCTGATACATTACAGCCATAGCGTTTGTGTTCATGTGGTTCGCTGGTTGGGTCCAACTAACCCCCACAAAAGAATTAGCCGCAAAATTAATAAAATAATCTGGCTTCTCTTTAGAGATAACCTCTTCTGTATTTACAGAATCAGTAACGTCTAAGTCAATGAGTTTAAAGCGTGGATTATCTACCAGATGAGCAATATTGCCATGATTTTTTACACTTAAACGTCGAACTCCAGCAATAATAGTGTGTTCAGTATTCTTCAAAAGGTAGTCTGCCATAAAACTACCATCTTGTCCTGTGACTCCTGTGATAATTACTTTTTTCATTATATTTCTGCTGTAATATTGTATAACACTTCATTAATACTCGTTAACTATTTCTACAATGTGATTCATTTCAATTTTAGTCAGCCACCAACCAACTGGTATATTAACCAAACGAGAATCAAACTCATTTAATTTCTCCAATGATCTATCTTCACCTCCAAAAACAGAATATTTATCATTTCGAACATGAACTCTATCGCAAGAAATACCTTTTGATAACAAAAACTTAATAAATTTTTTTCTATCATCAACCAATAAAGAATAAATCCAACTTGAACTCCATGTATTGCTTGGATTCCTCATCTTTGTTACCTTTGGATTTTTTATGGAAACATCGTAGAAAGATTTGTTAGAGATGTGACTGTCTATGATAAAATCAATATGCTCTAGATTATTCAATCCAATAGAAGCATTGATGTTATTCATATGGTATTTGTAGCCAGATTCTGGAATATCTTGATCCCACCTACTAAGGCCATTGAATTTTCTATCTAATCCAAACCACCTAATTTTTCTAGCCCTAATAACATCCTCTTCGGATTTACAAGCTAAAGCTCCTCCATCTCCACAAGTAAGATGTTTAATTGCTTGAAAAGAAAAGCAAACAAAGTCAGAATGATTGCCTATCTTAACTCCATTATATTCTGAACCTAATGCATGAGCGGCATCTTCGATAACTTTTAAATTAAATTCTTTTGCTATAGAATGAATTTGATCTAAATCAACTGGTTGGCCAGCCCAATGAACGACAACAATCGCTTTTGTTTTATCTGTGACCTTAGACCTAACGCTTTTAGGACAAATATTACCAGTTGTGATATCAACATCTGCAAAAACCAACTTAGCACCCATATTGAAGAATGGCTCATTTGTAGCCATACAAGTCATTGCTGTTGTAATAACTTCGTCACCAGATTGAATATCAGATAATACTCCAGCTAAATGAAGAGCTGATGTGCCACTGTTAGTTAGGGATACATTTTCATTACCAATATAATCAGAGAAGGCTTTTTCGAATTTATCTGAATATTCTCCTTCTGTCAAACATCCTTGAGAAAAAATATTATTCAGATCAAAAACACATTTATCTGACATGAATGGTTTGAAAAGTGGAATCATAAAATCATTCTACTAACCAATGAGGATTTTTTAAAGTCCAATTTACTGTTTTCTCAAGACTTCTCCTGAAATCAACAGGAACAGACCAACCCAAGTTTTCCAATTTATCTCCATTTAATGCATACCTTAAATCATGCCCCGGCCTTTTAGAATGATAATCTGTCATTTCATAATCAGCTTTTTTACCCATGATATCAGAAATGATTTCAACCACTTCTAAATTAGAAAGTTCCTCACAACCTGCAATGTTGTAACGACCCTTTGAAGAATCGTGGTTGTCCAACAATTCAGTTGTATTCTGCAATACATAAATGAAGGCATCAGCTACATTTCTAGCATGGATATAAAATCTACTTCCAGCCTTTGTTTTGTCTGGGTAAGAATGGATGTAAATTTTTTCATCATTAAGGATTGATTTAATTACTTTTGGAATAAATTTTTCTGCATGTTGTCTTTCACCAATAATATTCATCGTATTGGTTATGACAATAGGGAGTCCATAAGTATTACAGTATGATTCGCAAAGCGTTTCTCCAGTAGCTTTAGAAGCGGAATAGGGATTACCACAATTGAATCTATCCCCTTCTTTATAGGAGAAGCCCTCTTCAGCATTACCAAAAACTTCGTCTGTAGAAAAATACATAAACTTTTCTAAATTAGTGCATTTTTGTCTTGCGAATTCAAGAAGGTTCAAAGTTGAGTCCACATTATTTTTTACAAAATTAACTGGATCAACAATTGAGTTTTCAACATGAGATTCTGCCGCAATATGTAAAATATAATTAACGTCAGATATTTCTTTTTCCATGCCTTTCGAAATCTCAGAGCAAAGATCAAAAGAAAACATTTTAAAGCGTGGATTTGAGAGGATATTTGTTTCTTGCACTCTTGATAAACCAAAAGAAGAATAACTTAATTTATCAATACAATAAACATCCCAGTCAGTATTCCTAAATATGTGATCAATCACATGATGACCAACAAATCCACAACCTCCAGTAACTAAAGCTTTCTTTTTCATTTTACCAATTTCATTTTTACAGATTCAAACCCATTAAGAGTAACATCTTCTATCTGAATAAAACCTAATTTTACATAAAGAGTATACGCTCTGGTGTTTTTTTTATCAACATATAAGAAATATTCATCTTTTTTAACAACAGAAAAGAATTTCTCATAAGCTGGAACAGCAATTTTTCTGCCTTGGAATTTTTCCTCTATATCAAGGCCAATAAAAAAATTATCGCCCTCATAGCTTGTTCTAAAATACCCAATTTTTTGAGAATCTAACTCTAAAATATAATAAATTGAATCAGTTACTTCAAACCAAGATTTACATTCATCAAGAGTATATTGAGTTTTATCATGGAGATACTCACAACAAGAATTCCTCACCTTATTAAAATAAGGCAAGTCTTCTGACTCCATAACTCTTAAGTTTAATCTATCAAAATATTCTTGAATAGATTTCTGCTCTCCTTGTTTTTTCACTATTGTCAAAAAGTTTATTTATCTCATGAAATCCAAAGCTTTCTCCAAAACCAACATTTCCTGTAGCTAAGTGATGTTCCAAGGAAAATTTTTCACAAACATTTAGCGGAGCATAATTAATACCCATGCCTTCAAGTAAAAATCTTAAATACAAGCTAACCGTAACGTCTTCTGGAAAATTTTTTAAACTCTTATTATTAGAAACAAGCTTTGATACTAACTTAGTGAAATTCTTAGATCTTAAAGAAAACCCACCATTACCATTGACTAAAAATCCAGAGTTATGCATTGGAGCACCAATGAAGTCGTAATTTAAAAAATCTTTATCCCACTTATCTGGATTTTCAATAAAGCCATCATGATGAAAATTAATCATAAAATCAGTTTCAAATAACTGATTATAATTGATCAAAACAAAAACAGAAAAATCTTCGTATTGTATTTCTGGTATCTTTACAATTTCAAAATCTTGTGGATCAACTGAAGGATCTTCGAAAGTATATATCACCTTTCTGCCAAAATTTATTTTTTTGGAAGAATGTTGCCCTATCTTAATTATCGAGTCTACATCTGTATATCTTGAATCAGATCTATTGCCGACAATAGAGAGATAGGTTACATTTGAGAGATCAATTTTCGGCTCCATTATACAATTGGTTATATTTTTCTAAAAGCCAAGAAAAGAAAGTCACATGGGTGGAGTCATCATTTAAGATTGATGAAAATTGTTTTTGCTTTTCTAATATTTTTTTATCGCGCTCACTATCATTGCTCTTAAAGAATTCTAAAAGGGAATCTACATCAAAGTTTGGAACAATATTATGGTCGTCTAAAAATTTAGAATACCACAAGTGAGATATTTTTTTAGAACCAAAGTGAATTTTCAGAAGAATTGAGTTCAATCCCATAGCCCATAAGTTCCTATCCCAAGCAACTGTGTGACCATATATATCAGCTATATATTTAAACGCAGATTGATCTTCCATTGATAAAAAATCACCACTAATGTCATCAAAATTAAAACCAAAATGGTCCAAACTAGATTTACAATAATTATCAAACTTAGAAATTTTTAAATCAAAGCCCTCTTCTGAAGAAAATTTATCACAGATATTAATCCTTTCATTATGAGATGCAATAGGGTAAGACCCAGTATCTGCACCTCTAAAGACTACAGCATGTTTCTTCTCAGAAAAATCTATTGTATCAATCGGCTTATAATTTCTATAAGCAATACAGTAATGGGGATCTGGAACTAAAATATGATTTGAACCAGAGTATTTAGAAAATGTGAATACAGGAAAGTCACTAAAAACTTCATGGTCAGAAAGGTTTAAAATTAATTTAAAATGAAAGTTCTTCCCAGATATACAGTCTTTTAAGATGCCAACAAAACCATTTAGTCTAACTGTGTGATTAGAATCTTCTGACTTTATCAAATAAATCGTATCGCCTTTTACTTCAATCAAAACGCAATTATTCGGCAAAGCAAAATCACTGAATTTGCTGAGTAAAAATGGATCAGAGTTGGATAGCGAAAAGTCTAGAGATTCTTTAATTAAGTCAGACGAATTCATTTTAAACTAAAACCAAATTTGAAAAATTAAAATCTTGAGAGAAGTCCTCTAGGCCAAGTTTGTAATAACGATATGCATCATTAATATATTTTTCTGAGTTGATGCAGTTTTTTGTAAATGCATCTAAATCATCAGAGCATATAAAATCAATAACATCATCTACATTGTTTACATCAATATCTTTTGAAAGAAGATGTCGCCTAAAGTTCATCCTTATCCCATGTCTCTTCTTGATTAACTCTGGATTATCTTCACAACCCAATTGAACATGAATACTTCCTTTTGTCAGATAGTATCTTAATGCTTGTTTAACAAAATCAAATTCTCCACGTTTTTCCGATCTCAAATTAGTTCTAATTGGAGTGGAATCAAAAACTTCATTACCATGTAGTTCAATGGCTCTATTGCAACCAACAAGCATTTCATGAATAGAATTTTTCCAATACATCCATTCGTTCAACTTAAAAGCCATAAACTTACCTTCATAGTATAAGCCATCTACACCATTATTTTCGAAGATTTCTTTGTGAGATGACCAATTCTGCATAAACTCCAGAGATAGTCTCTCCTCTGAGTCTATATTAAAAAACCAATCTCCTTCTCTAATTACATTGCTGAATAAATAATGGTTCCTTGGGAAGTCATATCTACCCAACCAATCTGTATAGATTATTTTACCATCTCCCTTCACAGACTCCAAGTAATCTGCACCTTCATCTTTTGGGTAATGGAATGTCCAAACTAATCCATCAAAATAATCTTTAATTGGATCAATTAATTCTTTTAAATTTTGCTCATTACCTTCATTGGTAATTCCACATAACCAAACTTTATTTTTCATAAAAAAAACTCCTTCTAGGTAAGCACGACCTAGAAGGAGCGATATAAGTCACTTCAAAGTTTTACTTAACTTTGATCATTATATCTTTTTTCTCCTCTTTCTCAAGAGGTATTTTGATTCTCAATAGGCCATTTTTATATTCTGCCTCAATGGAATCCTTATCAACGTTCTGGTGCAAGGTAAAGTGCTTCTTGACAGATCGTCGAGATATTTTTCTATGGTAGAATTCAGCCATTTCAATCCTTTCATCTTCTTCGTCCCGTTCCTCTGGGCAAACCCAAGCTTCAACTTTTAAAGTTTGGCCAGATACAGAGACACAAATGGAATCTTTATCAAACCCAACTAAGGCAAACTCAAGAATAAAATTGTCATCCTTGTCTTTGTAAGCATCGTAAGGCTCTGAGCCTGAATACAATGGAGCATTAGCTTGATTAGCTAACGACTGCATACGCTTAAAGATATCTCCCTCGAAAACCAAGGGAGCCAACATTTTGTTTATCATCATTGTCATACTACTATTTTAGTTAGTTTTTGTTTTTCTAGCCCCATTTTGGGTGCTGGAAATTCTCAGACAATAGAGATATACTAAATCAATCCTCTTCAAATTGAGCTTCGTCGATGCGATCTAGTATAAATGCTATTGTTTCGTCGAGTTCTACCTCGTCTGTAAAATTAATTTCCGGCTCAGTCATAGTGCATGTATATACACAATCCAGAACCTTGGGGAAATTTACCCCTCACAAGATTTACATTCCATCATAGACCTTGCTAATTCTTGGCTGGGGTTTGCGCTTCTCTGGTAATAAAATCCTTTAATGCCATTCTGCCATCCATAAATCAAAAGCTGGTTCACTTCTTTAGCAGGAGCTTTGGGAGCAACCATGATATTCAAAGATTGCCCTTGATCAATATACTTTTGCCTTTGAGCCGCTTGAATAACAATTTCTTTCTGGCTGATTTCTCCAAAAGTTTTAAATACTTCTTTTTCCTCGTCAGATAAAAAAGATAAATGCTGAACTGAGCCTCCTTTCCCTAAGATACCCATCCAAACATCATCATTATCTTTCCCCTTCTC